GTTGGCTAGCTACTTCTCGCCAGACGACAACGAATCGCGGCTCACGCCTAGCTTGTGGAGAGCTTATATGGCCGGGACACGTGCAATGCGTGACTTGGCAACGGTGCGGCCCACGCAAGCGCAAGCTGCGAATGCCGCGCTAGGCCGCGCTATGTCATTCGCCCTGTCGTCGCCGAAGTCCGGCAGTGCTTACTTGCACGGCCATAGTTCACCCTATGCCGCGTTGATCGCACCGCCCGCCAAGGCACTAGTTGAACTCAACTAAGATATGTTAATCACTTATCTCCTCATATCATTAGTGCTAGCTTACCTTCTCAGGAAGTAAGCAGAGCAACGCGAAGCGCCACCGGAAACGGTGGCGCTTTTTTTGTGCCTATTCGCTACGCTCGCCAAGCTATCGCTTGCCCTTGCCCTTTCCTAGCGTCCTATTTCGCGCCTAACGGCCTTGCATGGGTCGGGTAGTGTCATGACAGCGGAATGAGGCGCAAGCGCAGCGCAGAGCATTCTGGAGCGATTGAGAGCATTGCACGGGTGAACAGTGGTTGGGTGGGCCTTTAGAATAGCCGTAAGGACTATAAGAGCCATACCATACGGACGTTCCCATAAATCCCATAGTTTTGAGAAAAACCATAACAAACCGGGGCGGCAGTAGCACTAACAATCAGAATTTTTTCAGCATTTTGACTTGTCAAATCTTTCATCGACAAAAGGGTTCTCGAAAAAATCGGGGACCATATTTATTCTAGACCATTCTTCTTTCTTATTTCTACCACTTCTTTTGCCCATTCAAATCTATCTCTCCAATCTAATAAATTAGACTTCTCTTCATTTTCACTCTTCCATAAAGGTTGTAAGTTTGTATAATGCCACAGTCTTTTAATATCTTCTAGCGTTTCGGCAGTCGATAAAGGAGTAACGTGGTCCAGATGCCACTCGCCTCTATTCTCAAAAGACATTCCCTCGCGGAATAAAGACTCTATATGTTTTAAAAATCCGTCTTTATCAATCCCTAAATAAGTCGCTGCGGTCGCGTCCTTCTTCCAACCCCTCTTATCTAATGATTGAGCTATTTTTCTACCAATATCATATTTTTCTTTATAAATAGGATCTTTTTTAGATCTGATTCTATGGTAACTTTTTTTATCTAAATCCAAACACTCTTTGCATTTTGGAGATGAGAATCTAAGAGAAGAATCATAATAAGAATCTATAGTTTTATTTGCCCCGCACTTGCAACACTCAATGAACGATTTCGCTTTATTTTTTAATTCGTATCCGTCTTTAGCTAATTCTGTTTCTTTATCTTTGCATTCATTGCATTTAGGATGTTTTGCTTTTAAAGAGGACGGTCTAAAGTCTTCTATTTTGATCTCTTGAGAACATACTGAACATTCTAGAAAGTCCTTCTCTAAATGAGAATTTTTCCAACCATTAAGAAATTGATCCTTACTTGCCTTGTGACAAGAATTGCAACAAAAATCACCCTTATCTAAATTACTAGGCGAAATATCCTTTATTTCAAAATTCCCCCCGCAAGACCTACATATAAATTTACCAGATTTTTTTACGTCATCAATTTTCGTTAACCTTTCCTCATCCCTTCTTTTTTGTAGGCATCCCTGACATTTTTGGGTTATTTTAGATTTTACAATAGCATTTCTACTGAAATTGAATAACGCGCCGCACTCGCATTGACAAACATACAGACTGCCAAACCTCCCGAACTTAACTGGTTCAATAACAGTCCAGTCCTTAATTTTTAATCCACTAATATCGTATTTCTCTTTATTTCTTTCAATCTTTTCTTCCAAAAATTTTTGCGCCGCCGCTTCGCGCTTTTCTATGGTGGCTCTTTTGCCCGCCTCCCTAAGACATTTAGGACAAGCGGTTCTTTTAAATCTTCTTAAATCAATACTGTCGTATCGTCCCTCGTTTCCGCAAGAGCATCTAGCTAAAAATTTAGCTCTACCATCGCTATCTGATCCGGCTCTTTCAAAAACATAAAGTTCCCCAAAAGTTTGGCCTATTAAATTAATAAAGTTTTTCGGTTGATCCATTTTTGGATTATATGGAAAAACTCAATCTAAACCAAGTCAAACCAAACCATTTCCAGCATTTAGCATCATCCCTTTATTAATCCCTATATCAAAAGTCAAAAAAAATCCGGGGGCCGTTTTATTTTAAACCATCTTATTAAAGAATCTCCTATTGGAATAGTATTCATCTAGCATCTTCTAGATCAGATTGTGCAATTGCATAAATTTTCATTTTTTAAATCTCTCTAGCCTCTTCCAATATATTCGCCACAAGAACAATCGTCTTTATTTTTATTTAAGATATTAATCATTTAGCCACCGACTTTCTACGCCAATTAATTTAGCCCTTTTATCTTTAACCTCTAAAATTAGATAATCTACAGAATTAACTTCATTCCCATATCTATCAACAAAAGAATCGTATTTATAAGGATCATAATAAAGATCCATATATCCATGAGAATCTATTTCATATTTAATTAACTCTTCTCCATAAACGTAAGCGTGGACGTTCTTGCGCCCCTCTCTTAAAACTCTTTGTCGCCCCGCTTCTGATACTTTAAACTTAACGTCTTTAAGAGCTAGAAAATTAACATGGCGAGTCACCTTCCATCTTCCATTCACTTTTTCTTGAATAGAAAACAGTTTCTTATGCAAATTAAAATAGGCCCGAATCATGCTTCTTCTGGTTCACCAAATAATTCAATATACTTATCAATATTAATCTTGCCCAAAGCCTCTTTTACAAAAGACTCATCTTTTGCCTCGATTGAAGTCCTTTTATCCCAATAATCCAAGATGACAACAAAAAACTTACCCGTTTTTGTTTTATACAATTCTCTTTTACAACCAAGATTATAGTAATAGGTTACAAACACAGATTCGTCGGTGTCGTATAAAATGTGATTAATAATTTGTTTCATATCTTAAAATCCAAAAGCTTCTAATGAGTATTTAAAAGGCCCGCCTTCTATATTTTTAACTAAATCTAACATTTGACCCGCGATCTCCCTTGTCTCTGCTTGAGTATCTGGTTTTAACCTAAGATTCCAAAGATGAAGGAAGGCTTGTAGAGAACCCGTCCAAACAAATTGGGTTTCCAAACATAATGGAAGAATTGCCCGCGATTGTTCTTTGGCGACTCCCGCTTCACATAGTTCCTTGTAGAGTTCGGCGCTAGATTCTACATGAGCCTTCATTTTCTCCAAAAGATCTGGTCTATCTAAAACTCCTTCGCTTCCCTGCTTGGAGGATTTTGATTGCATCCTTAATTCAGAGAATAAATAGTAATTATCACTGAAATCAATGTATCTTCCACTCGCGCTAGAAGCTACAAGCGAAACCTGATGCTTATGTAATTGGCGCTCTACAAAAATCGGGCACTCAATTCTAAATTGTAACTGTGGATGCCTAAATGGCGCGGTATGTTTATGATCAACTAAATATTTAATTAATTTAATATCGGCGCTATCTAATTTTTCTTTAGATTTTCCATAGCTTACGCGAGCAGCATTAATAACCATTAAATCGTTGCCAAAATGACTGAGTAATTCTGCTTTCATAAATTTTCAATTTCGTTCATTTTCTTCCACAACCAATCAGGAATTTCAACAGAGCAACCTTCTTTTCCCTTATTAATTTTAACTTGGCTTTTGGGCATCCAATTTTCGGATTCTCCGAATTTAAAAAGAAAGGCTTTATCTGTTTCCCGTTTAATTTCTCCTTCAAGGATTTTTGGCGTGGATTCTTCTTTTTTAAGCTTTTGATCTTGCTCGTAATCGTGATAATATTCTTGGTCCATTCTTGGTTTATTTTGATCTGCGGTATAATTGTCTTCTTGATCTAAAGATGATACATCATAAATGCTCTGTCCGTTTATATCGCCGTAAAATGTATCAAACATAATAGATTATGCTGTCTAAATTTGAATTGTCAAGGCAAATCTTTTTGCGAACAAGACGCGGGAATATGAACTTGATTATCAGAAGATATTCCGACTGCCGTCCTTGCTATATCTAATACTTGATAAAGACGATCAGATTTTAACGCCCCAACTGCAAACCCCTGAAGAATTAACAGATCAAGAAAGTCTGATAGAGAAGAATAAGGAAGAGTTATCGAAGATCCTTGAACAGTGGCCGTAAGCGTTTGGTTTTCCCTATCAATTCTTCCAGATGTTTCCATATCGACAAGATCAGACTCGGAAAACAGCGAACAAGGCGCGTCATCGAATGGCTTACAGCCATCGATGCGCTCGACGTTGTGCCGGAAATTATTATGAATTTGATTATCCATGAGTATTTAGAGGGTAAATTAACTAATACGTTTGAGGTTGATTTATTAAATAAGACTGAGAAGGGAATTGTTTTTGAGACTTGGAAATTTCCGCCAAGTAGCATTTTGCACGTTTACAAAATGGAAGGGGACGAAAGAAAATTGCATTATAAAGAAATTGGAAGCAGGAAAGATGGAGATAAGAAGATATTAAAGTTTAGCGCGGAATTTTACTGATTTGTAGATTTTGCCGGAAACAGATTTTTGAATTTCTATCCATGTCCATATCAATATAAAACCCCTCTTTTGTATTTAGATATACTGGATGCCCCAAATCATTAGGAGCCTTTCCTGTAGTTTTATCTATTACCTCATAGTATCTCGCCCATGAATTTTCGGCGCTTAGATATTCAAGAGTATCAGGTAGGTCATCATACCCTATTGAGTCGCCCGAACCCTCCGAAGGCACAACAAGCCGTGGGACATCAAGGGCTTTCAGCCCTGAGTCCACTTTGACGTTCTCTCCAAAAGATTTCCGATAAGCTTCGCTAAGATTATTCGGAGGCATCACGCTAAGATAGCTTTCACCATCATCCTCATTTAAAACCTCGATTCTGCCCATTGATCCATCCTCAAATTCAACCATTACTGATTTTGATTCTGCCCTAGATAGCTTTTTAATTCTTTTGCCCCGCAATTTTTCGTTTACGAAGTCTAGTCTGTTTTTAATTCCGAAATCTGATTCTAAGTTCATGAGTAATATTAATTTGATTGAAAAAGGTAAGTGTCCATTTTGTAAGAAGAAGGTCTATACGCCTTCTAGTCCCGTTGGTGCGTTTGCGTATCATCTAGCGGTCGGGATGCACATAGCGAACTGTCCGAAGAATCCAGACTACAAAGAGTCGGAGATGGACAAGCTGATTCGGGAGCTGTTTCCCCAAAACGAAGATTGAGAGAACAAGGCGCGTCATCGAATGGCTTACAGCCATCGATGCGCTCGACGTTGTGCCGGAGATTTTCTGAATTTGTGTTATTTGTCATTATGAAAGTTATGGAGGGTGGCGGTGCAACTAATCCAGTTTGAGTTGGTTATCCGGCTCCGATTTCCAACAAGTGTGAGCTACGACCCTTGGTAACGCTTGGGTAGCAATATCTACTGGTGTCCGCCACCCTCCTCTTTGAAATTTGATTTTTATTATTTAACCCTGTTAGGTGATTGATTGAACCCTATTAAATTATGGAAATTAAAATTGAATGCGATAATGACGATGGAATCAATAAACTAGGATCAATTACCGTTCCGATGCTCCCGTTAATTGGGGATACTTTGATTATTGATGGATTAGATTTTACCGTCACAGGAAGGCGTTTTGACACGAAGCTCCCTTACACGGAGATTGATTGCGTCGTTATTCTTCTCCACCGAGAAGAATGAGAATCGCAAGTGTCCGAACATCCCAAGAGTAAAGACTTGGAACACTTTGTTGGATGCTTTATTGATAGCCATCTTTCTCCGCATTATGATTTGATGTCGCGCAATCGTTTCGTCCCCTGAGACTCCATTGCGGGACAGCATCCGAAAACCAGAGGCACAACAAGGCGAGCCAGACAATGCGATAACGTCGCGAGTCGGATTGTCTGCCTGATTTGGTTCCGTTACGGGCGTCGTTACCGCGCCCCCATTATCGCATGTCTGCTCTTTACGTTCTGTCATAATATATCTTAGTCTAATAAATTGAGTTTGTCAAGTGGTTTTTAAGAATTCCGTGCATTTTTCTTCCGCCTCTTCTACTAATTTTTGAATCAATGCTAAAATCTCGATTGGAAGACTATCGACAATATCATAATAAATTACTCCGCGATTAAATTTGGTTTTATTTTGTGCAAATTCAAATGCGTCAGGCGCGACCTTATCTATTTCTTCCGCTAGATTTTCGATGATAGGATACAATTCTTCTGGCCAATCAAGACCCCAATACATGCAAGATTCTTGCATTGTTAATTCTGTTTGGCGAAAAAGTTTCGGGAATCTATTGAAGATTGTTTTTTCTTCTTCTGAGAAATTAGGGTTTTTAAAGTTCATCATTCTTCTTCAATTTATATTTCTCCACTAACTGACAACCACTCTCTTCTTTCACTTCAATAAAAAGAAAATACTCTACCGAATCTTTAATTCCTGAAGCGCAAAAGTCCCAAAAATCACCCTTAAAATTATCCTTCCTAAGAACAAAAGAAAAGAACTTAATTTCTGAAGTATAGACGAAATCTAAGACATCTTTAATACTAAGACCTTCTACTTTTTGTCTTGAATATGAAACCTTGCAATCTAGAAATTCAATCGAAGTTTCTCCACCTAAATCAAGGCAGTCTTTGATAAATTCTGACGCTTTATCTGGATCAATTCGGTAGATAAAATCATGCCCGCGCTTTGATTCGGGTTGTTTAATTAGTTTTCGGGCCATTATCCTTTATAGTTATCTATTGTTAATGATTCAATTCTTCCGTGTCTCAATTCCAACATATCCAAAAATAAATCAACCAAGCTATTTTCAAACTCAACTTGCCTTTCTTCTTCTACGTTATTAACGGCAAAATCTAAAATAGAAATCAACATGGCCGCGATTAAAAAAGAATCAAATTCAAATACATTTAATAATCTAAGGGCGGCATTTGGATATTCTCCGTCATCTTGTGGCTCTTTTTTAATTAAAGAAATTTCAAAAACTGGAAGGTGATATGGTGCGGGCATCAATAGATTATAGAGTCTAATCCAGTTAAAGTCAAGTGTTTTGTTTCCTAAAAAGCTCTAGAAATTCATCAAAGATATTGCCGATAAAAACGAAAATCCTATAGAGGATTTCAATACAAAATAGAATTGGAAAAAGAATAGTGAATGCTAGTAGGTTTTTCATTGATAGTTATATTTGATTTCTAAGATTAATTGCGCCGCCAAGTCTCCATTAAATTCGTGTTTGACACTACTAGAATCCATCGCCGCCAGCAGTCTATGAAAATAGATGTTGGCAATTTTTACCAATTGATCTTTATTGAAATTTTGCGGCTCAGTTTTAATCTCCATTAACAAATTATGTTGATTTTCTCCATATAAACGAGAGTCAACAATTACCTCGTCATGCAGGAATAGGTTAGTTCCAAGAAGACAAATTCTAATCATTTGGGTGAAGTTTTTTGGCGAAAACCCATAGGCTTGAACGGCGTCTTTCCTTTTGCTTCCCAAATTCCCGCTGCGCTCGCCAGTCGCCAACCGCATCTCAGAGTAAAAATATCCTTGTAATGATTTCTTTAGAGTCTCAGAACAGAATAATTCACTACCATGATCTCTGATTACCCTGAATTCAAAGGGCAACCAAGTGAATGCTTCATCCGGCGCAAAAAGGATTTCTAAGACTTGAGTATTGCTTTTTCTAAGTAAACTAAAGAAGTGGACTATCTCATAGTAAGTCGCATCCGTTTCTCCGGTAGTAACAATAGATTCGATTTTATTAAGTCCCGCTAGATAGCAAGGATCGGTAGCGTAGAACACGCCCCTAAAATCGGTGTCGGAATCTTTGGTAGAAAGATTGTAGAGTTTACTTCCTCCGATAAGTTCGGCCAAAAGGGTTCCGCCGCAATCTTTAAATGAGTTCTGTTCTTTAATATTCATGGAGAACTATAACCTAGATTAACCTGATGTCAAGAGATTAATCGTAGTCTTTAAGATCCTCGTTTAACTTGTCCCACAACCAAATGTTCGCTTCAAACTTCTTCTCAAATGATTCTGTTTTTGTTTTGTATTTAGCGATAAACGGAGGGTTTTGTTGATATTCTAATTTCCTCAGATTAGAAATTTTTTGAAGATAAAGCCGTTTGACCTCGGAATGTTTATTCAAACTGACTGTAGATAATCTTCTTTCTGTGCCAAGACAAAGTTTCCCGCTATACCAATCGAAACCCATTCCGACTCCCGTAATCTCTTCGCATGGCCCGCCCGCGCCTTGCGTTAAGACAACAACGGTAGGGTCTTCCTTGTGGAAATTGCTTTGCGCCTCATATTTATCGAGGATTTCTTTTAATTGTGATAGTTTCATTCTAAATTCAATATATAATCTCTAATCATTTTCATCTCATCATTTCTATAAAGGGAATCAGCGTAAACTCTTAATTTACCTCTATGTCTATAATAACAAGAGTCAACATATTCTTGTGCCGCCTTTTCTGTAAAGAATGAATGGACGGTCTTCCACTTGTCAAAGTAATAACATTTTTGCCAAGGAATAGGAATATTCTCTAATTGATCATCTAAATCATCGAGAGTTTTAGCCTCTTCTTGGTCTGCTTCTGAATAATTTTCTGAATCATACCAAACGTAATCGTCAACATATTCCGAATCCATCCCGTAGATTCTTTCGCATTCTTCTACAAGAAAAATAGGATCGGCAGTGCAACGATTATCTTGAGTTTTTAACTCGTGCTGAATTTCTTTAAGTTTTTCAATCATGATAAATTATAGTGCATTCTAACTACAAGATTAATCCGAGAATCTTCATAAGAACAATTCAAAAAATGCTCCCACATTTGAACGCCGAATACTTCATAAAATTTTGCCTTAAATTCTGGATTCCAATCTAAATATTTTTGATTAAACAATTCCTTTTCTACAACTGCCGGAATCATTGTCGGAGGAAAACCCTCCCAAACGCCTATCGTTGGTTTTAGAATATCATTGTCTACAATTTCAGCTTCTAAAGTAACCCCTTCGCCAGTCGCTAGATAAGAAAAATATGCAAGTTTATATTTAGTTAAATGATCAGGAAGTCCTGAAACTTTTGGGGTTAAATCACTTTTATCAAGCATTGTATTTTTGCTTAGAGTTCCTTTAATTCTTCTGTGGCGGCTCATTTGTCTTTATCCTCTATTTCTTTTCTAATCTCTTCTTTTTCAATCTGCCGAATTGACTTCCAGAAAGATCTCGATTCTTGTCTGTTTCTATGCTTATTCCACGAACAATTTTCAGACGCGCTTTTAATTGTTTGTCTTTTGGGTCCAGATTTCATCCTTGTAAATCAGATAATCCTTCTGCCAACATTTCGCCTAGATATGTTCCGCCATTATAAAATGTGGTGATAAAATCAAAAGATTCATCTTCATTTTTATAAAGTTTGACAAAATCTAAATCGTTGCCATGATCTTTAAAATTCTCTACTCTAAAGAAACGCCCTTCGATTTCCATGTATTCCTCATAGAAATCCTCCAAAAGATGTTCTACGGTAGAGTCGAAATTGCTTTCAACCACTCCTTTTTCTTTTAAGATTTTTGCCGCAATTTCTTCCGTTAATTCAATCGGAATTAACTTGCCTTCGATTCTGTGATAGTCGCTCATATTTAATTAATTTCTGTCTCTACAATATCTCCTAATTTAAGTTCCACCACTAGTTTTGGGTGCTCTCTCCAATAACTAATATCATCATAACTTCCGCCCTGTTGAATGTGATTATCTAGATCGAAAAAGGCTTCATCCTTAGATTTTGCTGTTACGAAATATTCCCTTCCGAATTGAGTATTTAATTTTTTAAAATAGAATGTTTTCATTTAATTTCCCTCTGTAATTTTTGTATTTCTAAAGTAACCTTAGATTCATAAGAACTAAATGCCCGCTTTAGCGATTCCTTTTGACCTTCTAGTTTACTAATCTCTGTTCTAAGAAAGGTTTCGCGCTCTTTATATTTCTGATTCCAAATTGCCCGATCTGCGTCTGAAGTTCGGATTGCGCCGTCTTTAAAGGGAGGTTTAATATTAAGGTGAGTTTCTAATAGTGAATTGCCCTTAGAGATATACCCATCAATTTCTGACAGTTTGGCTTGAAGGCTTGTTTCCTCAACTCTTTTTTGATCTTTTAGAGAATTAATTTGCGCCAAAATTGATTCGTTGTGTTCAGAGTAATCCGGTTCGGGTTCGGGAGTTTCTACTGGAACGTCAACAACGGGCACTACCACTTCTTTTTCAGATTCTTTTAAGGAATCGGCGAGTTCCTTTGTTTTTTCAGAAACCTCTTGAAGTTGGGCGTCAAGTAATCTATTTTCAGATTCAAGTTTTAGAACTGTTTCTTCTAGTTCAATTTTCTCATATTCCAAATTAGAATATCGAGTTTGGATTTTAGGGATTTCCAAGAAGTATAGCTGCAAGGCCGTAAGTGTGGCTCCCAAAGCTAGAGTTGATAGGATTGTTGTTTTCATGGTGTTAGTTTAAACTAGAATTTGAAATTTGTCAAGAAGAAATTAAGAAAAGCATTAAAAGAATTCCGGCCAAAACGATAATATAAGGTTCCATGATTAATTAAGTGAAACTTTACTTCTTAAATTTTGGCTAAATTCGCATAGAAATTCAAGAATGTCAACAACTTCTTGTGGCGGATTTTGAGATTCGCCCGTGGCGACGTTGTAAACCGTTCCACTTCCGGTTTTTGACGCAACGAATCCGTCGTTAAACAGATTCTCGGCTAATTTTAATACTAGTTTAATATTCATACCTTTTAATTTAACAGAAAAACTAAAGTTGTCAAGAGAAAAGTTTTAGCAAGTGTAAAATAGGGTAGATCCTATTATGTCTCAAAAAAAGCGTTTCAAGACGGGGTTGCTACTTGGCCATATTAATTTATCCGAGAAGCAACAGAAATATCTGAAAATAATGCTTGACCCGACTACAAGAGTGGTCTTCCTATCTGGGCCGTCAGGATCTACAAAGACCTTCTTAGCTTTTTACGCTGCGCTCGCTCTTTGGAATGAGGACCAAAGGTTAAAATTACTTTATTTAAGGTCCGCCGTTGAATCGGCCACAAAAAGTCTAGGGTATTTAAAGGGCAGCGCGGAGGACAAGATTAGTCCTTACATGGAAGTTCTTACTGAGAAACTTGCAGAGATTTTAAATCCTCAAGAAATTCAATCCTTGGTAGATGCAAATGCTATCGAAGGTGATGTTATTAACTATCTTCGTGGTAGGTCTATTTCTAATACCGTTATCATTGTGGATGAAGCCGCAAACATGGTTCCAAATGAAATTGAGAACGTCCTAACGAGGATGAATAAAAATACTAAAATCTTTCTTTGTGGAGATTCGAGACAAAGCGATTTAAAGAGAAAAGACTACGATAATATTTGTAAAGAGTTTGGTGACGAAGAATCCGCCAAGAAAGGCATTCATCATTTAGCGTTTACCAAAGAGGATATTATGCGCGATCCTGTCATTGGATTTATTCTTGATAAGTTAGAGAGGTTCATTAACTAATTGATATAATTAATTAAACTCTTTAATATAAAGTGTAACTATTTAATAGGCATTTTATATGAATAAAGAATTCTGCGTCAAATGTGGGTCGGCTAATTACTTTGAGTCTTCTCGCCCCCTCTTCTGTAATGGATGTTCTCTAGCGTTTAATCGCTCAGATACATCCGAGTCTACCCGCTCAAAAGCGTCCAATTCTCGCGTTATCATTGATGACGAGGACGATGACGAAGAAGATGATTATAATCCCCTAAACCTTAATAAAAGGGAGCTTGCTAAGGACTGGTCAATCGACATGCCTCAACAAAAAATTGGCATTGGCTCATTTCAAGACTTAGCATTTAATCAAGCATCTCCAAAAACCAACCTTCCTGCTCGCGAAGTCCCAAAAGATGTCCGCAATCTTAACGCAAAAAACATTCTTAAAAATGTTCAACAAGAATGTGCCAAGGTTAAGACTACAAGGGAGATTGGATAATTTATGTTTGAATTCCCAGATAAAATTGAAGAGATAGACATGCTTCTAGAGCGATCTAGAAAAAAATGGCATCTAGACGCGGTTCAATGGATGGACTATGATGACGTTTGCCAAATCATTAGATTACATATATTTAAAAAGTGGCATTTATGGGATCAAACAAGAACATTTGGACCTTGGTGTAATCGGGTAATCTCTCATCAAATTACCAATCTAATTCGGAACAATTATACCGCTTTTCAGAAACCTTGTTTAAAGTGCCCACATTACACTTCCGATAATGGTTGCGGATTTACCGCCTCTGGTGTTCAGGATACTTCTTGCGACGATTACGCAAAATGGAGTAAAAAGAAAAAGAATAACCATGATGTTAAACTAACTCTTTCTATCGAGAATCAGGTAATTGACCATTCGGTTTGTATTAATAACGAATTTGACTATGACCACGGAACTAATAGGATTCATTTTCAAATAATGAAGCGCCTTTCTAAAGATCATAGGATTATTTACAAAGCCCTATATATTGATGAGAGGGACGAGTCATTTATTATTCTTGAGCCATTTTTTGATGACGAAAAGACGGATTCTCAGAAAAAGAAGAAATTAGAGTTACTTAAAAAATCACTTTATCAAGTGGCGCAAGAAGTAATGCAAGAGGAAGATATTTTATGAAGCAAGAAGTTTGGTTAGGAGACTGCTTGAAATTGATGAAGGATATTCCTGACGGGAGTATTGACATGGTTTTAACGTCCCCTCCGTATGATAATCTTAGGACATATAACGGAAGCTTAGAATGGGGCGAACATGTTTGGAAACCTGTTATTGAAAATCTGTTTAGAGTCGTTAAGGATGGCGGGGTTGTTGTATGGGTGGTCGGAGACGCCACTATTAAAGGAAGCGAAACAGGAACGTCTTTTGAACAAGCTTTATATTTTAAAAAGGCAGGGTTCAATCTACACGATACAATGATATGGGAAAAACAAACATTTACCGCTACTGGTGCTTTAAAAACTCGATACGCTCAAGTGTTTGAATATATGTTTGTTCTAACGAAGGGGAAAATCAAAACCTTTAACCCAATAAAAGATAGACCAACAAAAGGTATTCGTAAAAAACACGGAACAATAAGGCAGGTTGATGGGACAACAAAAAAACAATCTTCTCTTGGAAAGATTTACAGCGAAAAAGACGCCCAAAGATTTAATGTTTGGAAAATAAATACAGAAGTTTCAAATAATAATAGATTTCACCCCGCTCAATTTTCGGAAAAGATTGCTCATGATCATATTATTTCTTGGTCAAACGAAGGAGATATTATTCTTGACCCATTCTCGGGAAGCGGAACAACTGGCAAGGTGGCAAAGCAATTAAACAGGGAATTTATTCTAATTGAAAAGGAAAAAGAATATTACGACATTATTTTAGAAAGACTAAAATGAAAGACGAACTTTCAGATGAAGACAAAGAGAAGATTATCCTTCTTTTTAATGATAACCCCGATCTAAACTATATCGTCAGAACTTTCTCTGGCGATGACTCTTTAGACGGTCGATGCAAATTAGGCAGGGCTATTAGGGCTTTTTTGGCTAATGAAGGCAAAGACTACGGAGTAAGGGGGGAGTCCAACAAGGGTTCTATTGATCTAACTGACGCTCAGAGGAAATTTCTCATGTCTGACATGATTAATCCTCAGATGAAACCAATTGAGATTGCCCGACTTTGTTTTAAAGATGAAAGCGTTAAACCTCTCTCGTTAGAACATCGTATTATTCTTAAATTTCTACAAGAGTATAGGTCAGATGTAGTAGATTATACCGCCGTTCTTGTTGACGGAGATTGGCAGAAACCCGTTTCCATTAAACAAGTAGCCGTTAAGGTTAATAAGTGGTGCAACTTAACTTATTCGACAGATCCAGACGAGATGAACAACAAGCATAAAAAATGCTTGGAAAAACTTCTTAATTATCTTCAGACTTACAAACTTTGGGCCACAATTAATAGCTTTAAAACACAAGCCGATAGAGATTTATTTGAATCTGAATTTGTTAGGTCAACTTGGGATAAGCCCGATCTTTCTCCCGAAGAGATTAATCAGTATATGATGATTTGCTCAAACTATGTGCGGGCGAAACATATTCAGAAGCGTCTTGATTCGTTTCACGCGATGCTGGAAAGCGAAGATCTTCAAGCGAATGATATTAATATTAAGTTGACAGAGCATTGCAAGGCTATCAATGAGGAATTAAATGCCTGTGAAAAAAGAATTAGCGATTTAATAACAAAGCTAAATGGCGATAGGTCTAAAAGAGTAGAAAAGCTACAAACAGCAAACTCTAATATTCTGGCTTTGGTAGAAGCATTTCAGGATCAAGAGGAGAGGGATAGAATGGTTTTAGCCGCTCAAAGAATGTCTGAATTAGTCGAAACAGAAGCTAATAGGCTTGAATCTATGGATGAATTTAGAGCAAGAATCTTCGGGGTTAGTATTAGTGAACTTATTTGATGCACTATTGCAAAACATGTCAAAAAGAATTTCCTTCCGATAAATCTTTAGATGCTCATTTAAAGGTTCACGGCGGTATTGCAGAATATTACTCAACTTGGTATCCTAGAAAAGATTTATATGATGGCGCTCCTATAAAATTTAAGAACAAAAAGCAATACCTATCTTCATTTTTTAACTCTCACAATAATAGGTTGTTGTTTTTTAGAGATAATTCTAGTCCACTAGCCAAAGACATTTTATTAAAAGAATTTAAAGATAATAGGGATTATAAAGGTTATTCATTTTTGCCGTGTGAAAATTACCTAAATCTCTCTAAGCTAGCGGGCGTTTCGGACATTAAAAAACTATTTGGAAGTTGTAGGAATTTTTGCGAAGATTTAAGGATAGAACAACACTATACATCGAATATTCCTAAAAACTTTTGGACTGATACAGAAGAATTAGAAGAAATAGCCGTTCATGTTGATACTAGAGAAAAATACCCATTTCAGTTCAAGAATCTGGTTTGCAATAAACTGGATTTCGGAGATTATACCGCTGGCGACGATCATTATTCAAAAACTTTTGTAGATAGGAAAGCTGTCGGAGATTTCTTCTCGACATTCGGAAATCAGTCAAATTTCGATAGATTTAAAAGGGAAATCCAAAGATGCCGCGAGTTTAATTCGTTTCTTTTTGTGATCGTAGAAGGATCTATTGAAGATTTGGAGGTGTTCTCCAATAAAAGTAAGTTCCATTTAGGATCTAATTTCGCCTTTCATAATGTGAGAGACTTGCTTGTAAATGACTACAAATTTGTGCAATTTTTATTCTGCAAAAACAGAAAAGACGCTAATGATATTTGCAAAAGAGTTCTTTTGAATGGCAAATCTTTATGGAATTGCGACGTTCAAT